AAGCCTTTTTAGAAGGGGCTTCTGAAAGCGAATTGCTAGAAATCCAGCAACAAAAAGATATGCTTGAGATCGCAATCCAAGACACAGCCAATGAATTAAAACAAATTGGCATGGTGCAAGAGTCAACACGATATTTACAGCTTAAAGGGATGCTTTAATGCTTGGCCCTTTTGAGCGCATAGACACGCCTAAAGGTTTTACAGTAGGCGCGACAAAATATGCGGCGATACATTACCACAAAGATAATGGAATGTACCAAGAGTGGCTAATTGATACTGGCCGCCAACAGCCAGAAGACTTGTCAAATAAACTGGCGGTGCAACTAGGGTCATACACAGAAGATTTTAATGCTCAATGGTATGAGAAACAGACAGGCATTGAATTTGCTGACATGACGCAATGGAAAAAAATCTGGAGGGATAAGCCAGAAATTGAGTTTCAGCACCGCGATCACCCTTGGTTAAACACGCACCCTGACAGGGTTTATGCTGATCCTACAACCGCTGAAATTGTGCTGGTTGATTGCAAGCATACAAACATTAATAACTATAGTGGCGGCTATAACCGCAACAAGTTCATTGAGCGTTATGAACCACAGATGCAAATGCAAATGTTTGCCGCATCATCAGCGTTAGGTGTGGAAGTCAAACGATCTGAATTGTCGGTAATATACGGAAATTCATATTGGGATAAAATAGAAATTGAAGCCCAACCATTACGGCAAATGGAAATATTTAAAGAACTTCAGCAATACGTTCATTTTGTAATAAACGACATAGAGCCGCCGCATACAGCGGCAGAAGAAATCACCAAACAAAAAGTTGCGGCCACAGAAATCCTAGATTGGGATGAATCCAATGAGGACAATTTTGGATCAAACACTGCCATTGAATGGTCTGTTTTTCGTGAAGAATATTTGAAAACAAAAATTGACCACACGGCGCATGAAACTGTGAAGAAAAATGCGAAAGCATTTATGCCAGAAACCGCACAAAGGGCTGGCTGTGCAAACCTTTGGATGGAAAGAAATCGTGCTGGTCACATAATGTTTAAGGAAAAGAAAGCAAAGGTGCGGCATGGGTAATTTAGATTTATGGAATAAGGTTGCTCTTACTAATCCTGACGCAACAAAGCGTGTTAATCAGCGTGGTGGCTTTACCGCAATTGATGCTTACAGCCAAATAGAAAAAGCAACAGAAGTTTTCGGGCCTGTGGGTGTTGGTTGGGGTTGGACGGTCAGTGATCCTATTTTACCTAACAATGACACTGTGGCGTTTAAAATTAGTCTATGGCATGGCAACAAAGATCAGGTGGTCGAACAATTTGGACAAGCCGCTTTGACGGCTGGAAGTCGCGCAGACAATGATGCCTTTAAAAAAGCTGTTACTGACGGTTTGACCAAATGTCTGTCTTACCTTGGTTTTAATGCTGATGTTTTTCTTGGCAAATTTGACGATAGTAAATATGTGCAACACGCCAGACACATGGCGAAACAAAACGAACCGTCATTAGAAGCGAAAAATGTTAAAGCACAATTAGAACAAAAACCTAATCCTATATTAGAAACGCTTTGCGCCCAGTTGTTGCAAGCGCAGACATTTGACGCATTGGTAAGCAACAAAAACGCCATTAAAGAATCCAGCGAATTTGCTGGTTTGTCAGGCGATGACAAAAAGCAATTTGTGGCAAAATTTCAAGAACTTTACATACAGCATCAACCCCAAGCACAGGCGGCAGAATGACAGAAGAACAATATCTTGATTTAGCAAATGCAATAAACGGCGCAACAAATAAGCGCGACCTAGATAAGGCATTTACGGAAGCGGTTAAACGCTGTGCAAAGCTGGATGCGAGTATGAAACAAACCAAGTGGTTAAAAGGACTTTACGAAACCAAAATTAAAAGGGCTATGAGAGGAAAAAAATAATGGCTGGAAGTGTAAATAAAGTAACGTTGGTGGGTAATTTAGGGCGTGATCCAGAGGTACGGTCTACCCAAGACGGCGGCACAATTGTTCAATTGTCGTTAGCCACTAGCGAAAGCTGGAAAGATAAAAGCTCTGGTGAGCGTAAAGAAAAAACAGAGTGGCATCGTGTCGTTATTTTTAATGAAGCGTTGGGGAAAGTTGCAGAACAATATTTGCGTAAAGGGTCTACAGTTTATTTAGAAGGGCAATTACAGACCCGAAAATGGGCAGATAAGGACGGCGTGGATAAGTACACCACAGAAATTGTCCTCCAACGCTACAGAGGCGAGTTAACGATGCTTGGCAATAAAGCAGATGCCGCTGTTGAAAATTATCAGCCGCCAGCATTAAAGAAATTAGATGATGGGCTAATAAACGGCGCACCAAATGAATTAGATGACGAAATCCCTTTTTGATTTAAGGAAACAACTTGTCAAAGAAATTGGCAAGGCAGATGAAACTACGCTGGAAAGTTTGGCGTGGCATCTGAAAACATTAGAGGCAGTAAAGAAAGGACAGATTCGTGAAAACAATTGATTTTTTTGTGCTGGTTGTGTTTTGCGGCTTAACCGCCGTTGGCATTTTTCAAGGCATGGTGGCAATAGCTGGCCTATGAAAAACGTTGAACATCAATGGAAACTAGTGGCTGACCAAAAGGCTGAAACAGAAAAAGATGGCTGGTCGGCAAAAGAAAATGGCAAATTGAGAAAGGCGCGATATGATTTTGACCAAGGGACTCATGTCATGGCAACGGTTAAGATTGCAGAAGACTGGCATCAAATCTGGTGTAAAAGAAAAGAGCATCCAGATAAGCCAAGCCCTTATTTCTCGCTTTCACTTACTGAAAAATCGGCTTTATATGATCGTTCACAAAATCCAGCAATTCCAAATTATAAAGGGAGAAAAAGAATCAATAAGTGATAAATACTTTAATAATTGCATCGAACGACATTTAAAAATCATTTGGCATTATCAGGACAAGAAAAATGCAACCACGCTGGATTAAGTTAAAAAGTGCCGCAAAATACTGTGATATGGACGTTGCTACATTTGACAAATTAGTGAGGCCGTATATAGATGAAATCCCTTTAGGGCGCGGAACAAGAGTAGATGCGCGGCAAATTGATGGCGTGATGATTGGCAAGCGAAAAAAACAAACAGAAATTAAACCGCTAATGAATGGCTTTTTATTAGAATGTCAAAACGCAAACTGAAAAATATTCAGCGAGTTAGAAAAGGCGCAACATTCCATTTTTACTACAGAAACCAAAAAACAGGTTTCAGAAAACGTTTGCCTGACGAACTCGATCCAGCTTTTATTTTGGCTTACGGCCAAGCGAAATTAGAGGACGAAACAAAAGCCTCAAAAAGACCTGATGAAATTTACACATATGGCGATTTAGTAAACGCATTTAAAGCAAGCCATCATTTTCAAAATCTAGCGGAACTTACAAAAAAAAGTTACACGCTGTATCTGGAAAACATTTCATACCGACAAACATCGAAAGCTATGCTTAAAACGCCATTAGCGCAAATAGACGGTCATGGTTTTGAAGCGGTAAGAGACATTATATTGGCGCATGGAACAAACGGAGAAAAAACAAACTGTCATCGTTCTGCAAATTTTTTCCTAACCGTCATCAAACGCATGTTTCGGGTAATGGCAAAATACATAGATTACAACCCATCGTATCATCCACGCGACATACTGCCCATTAAACATACAACTAATAGTAACCGCCCTTGGACAACAAAAGAATTTGAAGTGTTTATGCGAGAAGCACACCCAACAATAGCATTAGGGATTGCCATCGGTGGCTATTTAGCGTTGCGTATTTCCGATATGGTAAAATTATCGTGGTCAGCTAGAAATTATGGTGAGTTTTTGATTGGGAAAACATCACAAGAGCATCCAATCACAGAGCCACTTGAATTAAAGGAAATTTTAGATCCGTTAGAACAAATAAAACAAAGTCCTATTATAGTTGTAACACAAGGCCGAAAAGACGGTGTGCCAAAACCATACACAACAGACGGATTTAGAACGCAATTTACCCGAACACGGCAAAAACTTTTAAAACAGGGAAAAGTCGGGGAGGGTTTAACATTTCATGGTTTACGACATTTTATAATGACCAGAGGATTGGAAGCTGGATGCTCAGATGCACAACTTAGGGCAATCGGCGGTCATATATCGGAAAACATGATTAGGCTTTATACGAAAAAAGCCCAAATGAAACAGCATCAAAAAGAAGCTATTTCGATGATTTTTAAGAACACAAAATGAACAGTTTAGTAAACTTTTTCCTAAAAATTAGTAAACCAAACTGCTTATTTGCTTTAAAAATCATGCTAAGTCATTGAAAAGACTGGTGCCGGCTGGGGGACTCGAACTCCCGACCTGATGATTACAAATTATGCGCTCATTCAATATTATCAATAACTTAGTTAGTAAAACGCCTATTTTTGGCCCTATTTAGACTGATTTAGATCGGTTTCACTGTCAACAGGGATATGGCCCTTGCAACGGCATATTTTAGGATCACAGTTGCATTCTACACAATTATCGCAATCACACTCACAACGATCTGTATACCTAGCGGTAATTTCTTTTTTCATTATGCTGTCGCTTTTCGTTTACGTTTAGCTTTGTTCTTTTTACTGTTGGGAAAACCAGCTTGCATTTCTTTATATGCTTTTGCGCTTATTGTTGAATTTTTTCTACTTCTCGATTTGTCTTTATTCTGCCTTGCTCGAATGTTTGCATATAAACCACGCCCTGCCATTTATTTGTTTCCTTTCTTTCTAAACATCTGCAAAACAAAAACGTAAATCATTTTTTTTCTCTATCGTTCCAAAGCGAAAATAGCACTTTTACTTTTTCTTCTAATACGTCTAAGCGATTAAAGGCTTTAGCAAACAACACAATGGCCGCTGTTACAGCAACCAACACAGGCCAGATGGCATTAAAAATATCGAGCAATGTTGCGTCAGCCATCTTATCCCTCACGAATTAACTCAGCGTTTCTGTTGGCCCTGTTGGTTACTTGCTTTGCGTAATTACTGTCTAGCAACTCTATTGCGCTATTTTCGTAATCGCCGCCCTCTAAATACTGTAAACATTTTTTAAACGCTTTTAATTTTGGCATTCCTAAATTAAACGCTAAATCGGCCAATGCTATTCTTCTGTTTTCGCTTAAATCGTTCCACCAAGGAAAAGCATCGTCCAATTCTGAAATAACAATATTTATATCGGTTTCTAACATCGTTAAGGCTTCAGCTTTTGTAATGCCTCTGCTTTCGACATTTCGGCCAATTCCTAAAGTTTTGTAGCCAGCGGGGCAATCATACAAAAAAAGTTCACAACCTTCCTCTTGTTCTAAACGCTGAGATAATTTTTCGATAAACCCGCTTGTTATATCTATCATTTAGAAATCCCGATTTTTTTTTCGTAGGTTCTGAGCGAACCCAAACCTAACATTCCTAAAAGCACAGGCATCATTTCAGTCATGTCTAAAGCAGGGAGCGTTACCAAATAATCTAATTGGCCTAAAACAAAAATAGCGATTGGCTGAATGACATAATTATATGCCATCGCAAATCCCATCGTCCACCCAAGGAAAGGCCGCCACCCAGCAATAAAAACATTTCTGCTTTGCGCTTCTGCTTTGTTAATTTCAAGCTGGCCTTTTGCTAACTCTTGGGCATGACGTTCAGCCATTGTGCTAATTTCATGCGCCAATTGGTTTTTCTGGTCTTTGTCTTCAATAAATTTATCAAGCAGTCCTGTTACTGGCTGAACTAATGAGCCTAACAAATTAATCACTTTTTATTAGCCCATGTTGTAAAGCCCATATACGCACCACATAGACTAGCAAGTGCAAAATACATGGAACTGATCAGCCCACTCAAAGCGGTTACTCTTGCTTCAGGTACAACAGGCGTACACATAAGAATTGTGATGCAAACCATCAATGCAAATGCACAAATAGCCATGTACCTTTGCGTTTCCTGTTTATCGTGGGCATCACTAGCCTGTTCTTCCTCGATAGAAATTTTCCCATCGCCGTCATAATCCCTAATAGGAGTCATGTTGCGAAACTCATTGCATAGGCAATTATTGCAAATGCAACTAAACCAACCATAACGATTTGCGCCATCTTTGGTTGGCGGCTAAACCATTTTTTTGCCGTACCTAACAACTCACAAATTGCTTGCATTTTTCTTTCTCCTTACATCTAAAACACAGGCGGCAAGATACATGCTTAATTTTTGCGCTTGATCGCCACTCAAAATAAATTTTCGTGCTTGCGTGTGCAAAACAACGTTATCGCCATCGACTGTTGTCCAAACATTTGTAGTTGTTTCGTTTAATGATGGTGATTTATAGCTATCGCCTTGCAACTGAACTTCCATTATTTCTCCAATATAAAATGAGGGGTTATTGTGCCGTCAGAACTAACGACCAAAAGTTTTACGCCATACTTTTTTTGATCTGGCCGTAAAGGTTTATGATTTGCTTCAGTTTCTAAGCTATGATATTTGACTTCGATTAAATGAATTAACAGCCGCACCCCTTTGCGTTTAATCGCAACCAAATCGCAAATCGATTGCGTTCCGCTATGCGAATAAACCTCAAATTTGCGCCTAGTTAAAAAAGCGGCGGCTTTGTACTCTGCCCACTGCCCAACCCGATGATTAAAATAACTGCCCTTATTTATCTCATCGTTTCGATTAGCCATGCTATCGCCCCTGAGATGATTACTAGTAAGCCGCCGATTCTAAGAGCAACCCAAAAACCACCACGACTCATATTTAAGGCCTTGGTAAGCTGTGTTGTGTCTTTTCTAATTGCTGAAATATCTTCGCGCATATCTGCAATCGCTTGCTCCGCTTTTGCTAATCTGTCGCGCTCCTCTGGTGTCATCATGTTTGCTTGCCACGTTTGGCATAACTGCCGCTATGCCCAGCATCCAACGGACAAGCCATCTGATCGTTTTTGAGCATTAAAGCCGTCCAGCCGCCATGTTCTCCCATATAAATAATAATTATATGTCCTCTTTTTGACTTCCCTTTCCAAATTGGTTTTTCAACATGCTTGCTTTCCAACTCGCTATGAAGCTGTGCAAATTTTTCACATTGTATCGGCTGGGCATTTGCGCTGTGGGCAAATAAAAAGCACAGCAATCCTATGGCAAAACGAAACATTGCTTTTCCCCTTTTCCTTGCTATGATTCTGGATGCTCAATAAATATGAATGGATATTCTATCTGAGCCTATTCGCTATTGTTGTAAGCGGTCATTGGGCTACGGTTGCTGTTATTGTGTGGCCGCTACTGGTGGCTGTGCTTGCTGGTTTAGCGGTATATTTTGTTGCATTGACTGTGTATCCATTTGGGGCATATTCAAGCCGCTGGATGACAAAGCATCTACATAACTTGATAAGGCAACTTTAATATCCTCGCTTACATCTTGACCAACAGCAACGGCTGGCAGTCTATTTATATGCGCTAATAATCTAGTAGGATTTTTCTCAATTACTTCGCCAGCTTTAGCTAACCAGTTTATAAATTTAGGTGATGTCATTAACGTACCTAAAGCCTTATTAACCGCTAATGTACCAGCACCACCAGCGGCGGCTGTTGTAAGAGCCGTTCCAGCGTCTTGCGTAACCGCCAAACCAAGCCCACCGCCAGCACCAGTTAAATAACCAAACAAATTATTATAAAACGATGTGTTACTGGTGTTCAGCATATTCTGGCTATCTTTTAATGAACCACTAAGTCTTGCTAAACGATCTAATGCCCTTCTGCGCGGATCAGCCGTTGTGCCAAACAGCGCATCTTTTGCCCTACGATTTATATTGTTCCAATTCGTTAGAAACGTATTAACACTAAACGCATCGCCGTCAACATTCTGACCGCCGCTTTTAGCTAGGCCCATTTCTCTTATTTTATAGCCAGTAAATGTATCCCAAATATCTTTTGGCACACCGACTTTAATTTTACGAATGGCTATATGTCCGTCTTTCGTGCCAGCTAATGCCTTATTAATTATCTGCGCTGGTTGGCTTTCAGCATTGAGTAGCGGATCTAAATACGTTTTATTGCGCTCTGCAAAATTAGACCAATAACGATTAGCCCTATTAAATGCGGCTGTTCCTTTTTCGCCACCGTATCGTGTTGCCGCTTCGCCCATATCATCAGATAAAGCAAAGTATAATTCTCTCAACTCTTTAGCGTTTTCTGGTGGTGGGCGTGCAAAAGCCTTTGGGCCTATTATCGATCTTAGTTCTTTAATTTGTTGATAATTAGTTTCGGCAATAGGACGCTGTGTTTTTATAACCGCGCCATTTTCGCCCACCTCTTCAACGGTTTCTGTAAGTCCTTTTCTAAATTGAGCAACCATAGGGTCTTCTAAAATTGAAACTAATCGTTTAGCTTGCTCTGGATCGGTTGCTGTTGAAGTTATGCGGTTGTTTATATTGTTTAAAACTGCTTGCGTATTATTTATAGTTATAGGCGCATCTGGCTTTACATATTGATCTAATACTTTAAACAATTCGTTACCGCGCTGTTTAAAAGTATCTATACTTTGTTCAACGCCTCGCAATAAAGTTTGCCCTGTGGCTTCTTTATCGTAACCAGAACCGCCAGCCGACATTTTAGGTGGGTTATATCGATTAGCAACTTCATTGATTTTTGTTTTGAGTCCATCAAACGTTTCTGTTAATGCGCCTCTAACTTTACCCTCTGAACCGATATTTTTTGACAAAAGGCTTTCTAAAGCTTGCACCCATTTCTTTCCACTCACAGCCCCAGCGGTTGGCTTTACGCCAGCCTTTGTGAAATCTTCCAACATTTGCGCGGCAGATTGACCAGCCGTTGTATTTTTTAATTTACCAAAACCAGCTTTAATAAGTGGCCCTATTTTATTGCCAACTATTTGCCCAGCGGCATCCTCACCAGCAACAATGCCAGCCTCTAAAATGCGCTGTGGTGTAGTTCGTGAGTCCTTTCGGCCTCTAAATTGTTCAGCTACAACATCATAGATTTCTTTACCAGCAGAAGCCCCAAGGCCAACGCCAGCTACTGGCCCAAATGGACCGCTTACTGATGCGCTTGGCAATGCTACAGCACCGCCGATTACACCGCCAACGCCTCTTGCTATTTCTGGAGCAATACTTGCTAGATCGCCAGCCGTTGGAATAGGGATATTTAAAATGGTTGGATTGTCTTCATTATAGGCCGTTAATTTTCCTGAGTCTGGATTAGTAAAAAACAACCGACCATCGTTATCTTGTTGAGCCTCTATATCTTTTCCGTAATAGTTTTTTAAAGAAATTTTTAAATTATCTAATCTATCAGCTTTATTAGAACCGCCTACAAATTCTCTAACAGTTGGCGGCGCACCTGTTTTCATATCTATAAGGCCATCAAGATTTGGCGCAATGGTAGCTGGATCAGTACCAACTGGAACAGTAACGTCTATTTTTAAGCCGTTTTTTTCTGCTTCATAAGTAACAGTTTGGTCAGCCATTTTCCGCTAATCCTTCTTTAAATTAACTGTCCAACCAGACGTATCCGCTTTAGGGGCTGGCGTTGAAGCATTAGGTTCAACAGGACTAATCCTTTTTTCAATCGCTCCATAATTTTGCTCAAACGCTTTGTATTTATCAGATACAACTTTTTCTAATTGATCTAATTGAGAAAGCATAACTTGCGTTCCATCATAACCATTAAACGGAACAGCGTCTTGGAAGTTTAATGATTTACTATCAGGTGGCGTTACAAGTCTTTCTAGCAATGCTAAGTCAGGCCCAGCTAAAACCCCAAGTTCTAAAAGGTCTTTCAGTTTCATTAAAAGAAACGTATGCGCTTGCGTCATTTTTTCAGCTTCTGGCCCTAACATTTGCGGCCCATATTTTGTAACAAGTTTTCTGTAGTCACCTGTCAAACTTCGCACTTCGTTAACCATTTGCCCAGCTTTTTGCATCTGTATTTGATCTTGTTTTGTTTGGACAAGCGGCGTTTCCACTACCGAAATTGTACCGCCTTTAGGCTTTTGTGGCTGGTTATTCGATGGTGGTGCGCCAGCACTAGAGTCAATGATAGGCATATTACTATTAACGTTAGGATTAGTATTAGGCATATTACTATTAGCGTTAGGCGGCTCAATAACTGCGCGGCGTTTTTCTTGCATAGATCGTGGTAATGGTTGAAAAAATTGGTCTGATTGTGGTGCTTCTGTATACAGCTTACCATCTTGAAAAAACGTTCTTTGTTGCTGGCTTACAACTTGTGCATTACCGTAAGCAGTTACAACGCCTCTACCATATTTTTCAATTAAGTTTGGCATAGACATACCGCTTTGAATATCTGCGCTTATCTCGCCTTTTTGAATATCTGAAATTTTGTCTGGTGGTGCAGACGCTTGCAAATTCGGATTATTATTTATTTGGGTAGGCGTAGCATATACCTCTTGTTTAGTTTTACTATTATAAGCCTTAACTGGTTTTTCTGGTTTTGGTGTAGACGCTGGCCCTTGGGCTATTATCTTTCCTGTTGCGTCTGTAACAACATCATCTTTACCTAATTTGTATTCTTTAGGCGGCTGTAGCGCAAATTTCATAGCGATTTTATAAGCAGTGTCAGTATCACCAGATTTGACCGCCTCTTTAAAAATAGCCTTTGCCTGATCTGGCATATTAAGCTGGCTCAATCGACTAGCTTTAGGCGTAGCTGGCGCAGAAGGGCCACCCATCACGCCACTGTCTTGCATCATTCCTTCCATGCCATCAGCTTGTACTTGTGGCACAGTAGCGTTAAACGCTTCGCCCTCGCCCATATCATCCTCTTGCACAAGACTCTGCACAAGTTTTGCCCTATTTGCTTTTTGACGGCTTTCCTTGTTCAATTTGTTGTATTCCATTGCGTTTTTGCGAAATGATGCCGCCGCATTTTGAAAACTGTTTCTAGGAGCCGTTGGAGCCGCCGATTGTAACTGCCGCCCCTGCGCTTGTATTGGCCTTATTTGCAAACCCTGAGTAGCTTGACGCTGTGGCATATTTACACGAACAGCCATATCAGATCACCTTATCCATAAAGAATTTAATAATGCGTTTAATAGCTGGCTTGTCTTTAATGAAATCAGCAACACGCTCACCATATTGACAATAAGTGTCATGCAACCAAGTTGGGGCTTTTGTTTCTAGCCATTCTCTAAACAGCAACCATCTATCATCTTGATAGACTTCTCTAGCTACCCAGCATTTTTTTAATGCCGCCGCCCCCATGCCTAAATCACCAGCACCAGACATTTTACCAGCCGTGTTGCGTGGGGTTTTGCCTATAGTCGTTGTGCCAGTTGGTACGCCACTAGCAAGGCTTGCGCCGTAGCCTAGCATCTCCAGTGGATATTGAAATTCTTTAATAAAATCGTCATACGCTAGATCAAGGCTTTGTTGCCCCATATTTTGTTGTGCGCCGCCTATGTTTAACAAGTTCTGCACATCGTTATTTTGCAATTCAGTTTGCGTAGATGCCGCACTTGGCAAGACACTTGCGCCTTGTAATTGAAGCTGTGCGCCAAGCCCTGTCATGTCGTTATACTGGCTGGCATCCTGTGCGCCGAATGTATTTGCCGTGTCAAAACCCTGCTGTAAAATTTTAGCTACGTCACTACCATAGGTTCTCATTGCCGCTTCGTTTGTCAGCGCAGAAGCTACGCCCTGACCACTGCCCCCAAACGCACCAGCCGCCGTAGCAAGTGCATTGTTTGATAATTGTGCTTGGTTTAAGGCGTTAGTGAACTGGTCTGTGTATGCGTCTAAAACGGCCCCCTGATAGGGGTTGAAATAGTTTTCTGCTAAGTCAGCACCCTCAACAACATTCATTGTTATTGGGTCTAACGGCGGCGGCGCAAATGGAATTGTTTCTGCCGCTGGCACTGGATCAGGATCATAAACAGGCTGTGGTGCGGCAGGGGTATAATCAACAACTGGTGGTGGTGGCGTATTATTAATTAATGGTGCTTGCCGTCCTTCGCCAAACCCATGTATCAAATAATGATCGAGGCCAGTTATTTGGCCATCTCCATCTGCGTCAGCCGTAGATGCTAACGAAAATGCGCTGTTAGGATCAGCAACGGCACTTGCAACATCGCCGTACAAATCTAGGTAGGCTTGCTCGTCAAAAGAATCTATTAAATTTTGACGGTTAAAATTGTCTTCTATTGCCATCTAAGCAACTCCCCCCTGTGGCGGTAAAGGCGGTAACTGTGGGATTGGCATTGCTTGCGCTCTTTGAGTTTGTGGTATTCCATTTCGTACACTAGAGCCTTGTATGCGTGGCCCTTGTGCAAACCTTGCCATTGTGTTCATTGCTTGGTTCATCGCGGGTTGATACGTTCCAATGTTTTGCCTTGTCATATCAAAGCCAGCTAGTTGATCTGGTGTGAACGATGCTATTCTTGGAAGTTCATATTTAGGAAATGGACGCTCCATTGCTTGCCCACCATAGTCTAAAATATTGTCAACTAAGGCTTGCAATTTCGGGTCTAGCTTTACCGTTGATGATGTTGTCTGTGAACCGCCACTCATAATTATAACTCCTTTTCAAATCGCTTACTTACGGCCTTAGAGTCAGGCCACATTTTGTCGAACATTCTAGGCGATAAACAGGTTATGCGTTTTGCCTTGATATGCCGTCCTAAACCTTCAACAAACCCTATGTGATCGGATAATTTTGCTGGACGCTGAAATGTGCCAATCCAGATATGCAATTCACTTTCGCCAAAATTATTTACTGGCCTTAAAAATAAAACGCCGTCAATGCACGAACCTTCGCCTGTCACATAGCAAAACGTATCTTGAATCATGCACTGGTGGTAAATATCCTCAACAATGAAAGGATCAGTACAGCGTGATTTTTTTCTGGCTTTTTCAATCATTGGCCTTAGTTGAGGCCATGCTTTCCTTAGACTATCGCCTTCTAGTCTTATCATTAATTACACACCGCCCCCATCGCCGCCGCCGTAATTAATATCATCAATAAGTTCAAACTGGTTCATAGCTTGCATCATTGCGGCTTGCTTGCCCAATGCTGTGCCATCCTCTTTTAAAGATTGATGCAAAGGCACACCGCCACGATACATAACATTTGCATAAGCACCGCCACCGCTGGCATTTTCTCGCGGATTGTAAGTGCCGTCTTCCATTCGCTCAAACATTTTGAAAACATCAACATTAGCGTATGGATTGCCTTTTTGTGCGGCGTTATTTAATTGGACTAAATCGCCTATGTCATACGCACCTAGCGGGTCAGTAGATGCGACCACATCTTCAACAACTGGCAAAGGCATAAAAACATTTGGGCTATCCGTTTCGCCGCTTGGCCCTGTGTAAGCGTTTGTCTGACCGTAATTAAGAGGGTTGCCGCCAAAGTTACCAAAATTAGCAGTAGCATCACCAGCATTTACCGCACTTATTGGATTGCCTTGGCTGTCTGTAAAATATTGAAATTGGTTTTGAACAGGGTTAGGTGATATTGTGCCATCCCCTAACGTATTGAATCCAACAATTTGATGTACTGGTGGTAAACCTTGGTATGCTGTCATAGTTAATCTCTCCTACCGCCACTTGCGTTTATGTCAAATCTCATCTTGCCTAATCTCCAAGTATTTGGCGCACCATTGCGTACAAATTTCCAACCCAGTTGTCGGCCTGTCACTCTTACATCAACACGCTCTGTTGTTGGCCCAATCGCAAAAGGCCCATTCACAATTTCTGTGGAATTAGGCTTGTCTTTCGTTAGCAAATATAATTCGCCGCCAGCGGATAGGCTCTGAAAGTCAGGGACGATGCCACTAACATCCATAGTAACCTCACCTTCGCCCTCAACATTTAAGTCAACTGGTGATGCCTCTATCCAGCTTTCAAACGCATCGCCTTGCGCTGAATTGCCTTTTTCATGCAACCAGATTTGTGCATTCTCTGAGCCGTATGTGTAGTCAAACATTATTGGGTAAATGAACGTTGCGCCGTCTAAAGCATATGTTCTGTTAAAAGTTCCTGTGGCCCATGTTTGCGTTTGAAAGCTATATATAACGTATTTGTTTACTTCCAGATTTGAAGCTGGGTAGAAAAACCAGCCCTCGCCATATTGACTAATTCCTGTGCCAACTATCTTGCTTTGCTGTGTTCCTGTGACAACGGCATCCCTGATAAAATCACGCACAGGACAAGGCACTGCTTGAAGCTGACCACTTAAAAAAGTGTAAAACTGCCAGTTAGCTGACAAGAACATCAAGCCACCTGTCTGGCTATCTTTCGCCCAAGCATTCGGCCCCATAATTCCAACGTTAGCCACTAAGTCTTGGCTATAAATAAATACAGTATCTTTCAAAAATCTTAGCTGGTGCATCGAACTGTCTGTCATAACAACAGTAACAAACGATGATGGAATCATGCTCTGTATGTGTGAGCCAGCACCTAGCCGCAATGATCTGCTAGTGTTCGTTGCCTTTGCTGTCCAGTCCCCAGTTGTAAATCCTTGTGCTTGCGCCGCCCAGATAACTAGCAAGCCATCAAACCCTGTGCCGTCATCACAACCGCCAAGCATTAAATATTGTTCGGGCGTTACCGTCATAAAGTTAATTTTTGTAGGGCAATCGGTAGCGGCATTAACCGCCGCTCTTTGACTTCTGTTTAACTGCCAACGGTAAAGACTGCCACCTCTTGGCACAGCAACCAAATCTTCACCGTAGTTTTCCAAGCACCATATTCTAGCGTCATATGTAGTAGCAACCTCTCCCCCACTGC